TCTTTGTACAATACTTCTCCAGTATCATTCTCTACAATGTCGTAATAGTTTTTTCTAATACCACCGATTGTAAGTTTAGTTGGCTTAATGGTGTAATTTGCAACATTTACACCAGCTTCTGTTCTACTGGTGTTCAGTGCAACGATTGCATCGTCACGGCTGCTAGTTTTATTATCTTCATTTAAAACTTTATTCACGCTGTTGTTAGTCGCTTCTTCCAACTTGCGTAAAACTGCTTCCATTGCTTTTGCATCTTCGTAATTTACTGTCATGATACTGCCTTGTTAGTGTTTCTAGTGTAATAGGTTTTGCCTTCTCTAACGTGTCTATTTAACACACCTTTTCTAACCAATTGCTGCGCAATTAGTTGTTCTCTTTCAGTCAAGTCCTTTTTATATACACGATCATCACTGTGAGTGTCAAGCCATTTACTTTCTCTGACAGTGACAAATGTTTCGATTCCACCTGATACTAAAACTGTTCTCATCTGCGTTGTCCTATTAGTTTTTTAAGACGCTGAATCTCTGCTGAGTTTGCAGCGGCAGTTTGAGAATTAGCAGTTGATTGTGCAGTGTTTGCCATTCGTTGTTGATCATCAGGATCAGCCTGTGCTGGCGCTCCTGTTGCTACTTTGTTACCGCCTGCAACTGGTTTTGATGTTGGCGTGTATCTTGTTTGTCCTGGACGCTTTTGACTAGTTGGGCGTGTACTTGCTGTACTCTGTAGACCAGCACGTCCTGGTAAACTGTATTCCATTTGTATTAAATCTGTGCCTAAAATATCAGCAATAGATTCTTCATTATGATTTTCAATAGCAGTGTCTAAACGCAGTACATCACTAAGTGAAAGTTTATCTGTCATTTTACGGGCTTCGTCTTCTGTTACATCAACGTTAAACAGTTCTTTTAACATTGCCTGTAATGCACGATGCATTTCATGTCCGTATTCTTCTAGTCCTTCTAGTAATCTCATTTGTTTAGCTGCCTTACCATTCTGCTAGCTGCTGAAAACTTTTTAGTTCTCTTTGCCTTACGTGCCATTTTAGCACCGTGTCTAGCTTTTGTTCTTTTTAAGGTGTAACGTTTTTTCAAATCAACAGGCGCAAAACACTGACTAGGGTTACTAACTACTCTGCCTTTACGATTGCCAACTGTGCAACGAAATTTACGAGCAATTTGTTTGCCTTTGCGAGCCCAGACCATCTTAGCCTCGGTTACTGCGCTTTCAAAAAGTTCTGTTAAATGCATAGAAAAACTCCTTAACGATATTTATCTTATTGATAAATTCTTCAAGGAGTTAGGATAGTGCCAGTAGTACTGTCACTATTGTGCCAAGCAACCCACTGATAACAGTTCCAGCGGTTACGATAAGCATTTTATTTGTACTCTGATGCTGCTTGATATTTTCTTCTCTCATATCTCGCATATCGCCTGCTAGACGATCTAGACCATCAGAAAGTCTGTTTACTTTTTCTTCCAAAACTCTATACCTCTCTTGACAGAGATCAACATGAGCTTCTAGGTTTGTTCTTTCCAGTTCGGACATTTCTCGTTACCTACTTTTCCATCTCCGATCGTGAGATGCGTTAATAGTGAGTGTTGAGCCTGTGTTTTGTGCCTAGTTAATGTTGCCTATTAAAAGGAATCAATCCTTCTACGTTAATATTTATATACTATATCGTGTAGATAATAAGACTACTTTATAATTTTACACTAGTGGTAAAGTAAAGATTGTCATTTAGTGCAAATGTCTTGCTTTTCATATCAGCAGTTTCTGTTAAGCCAGTACTAACTGCTACACCATTACAATCTTGCTCTAAATGATGTGTCAAGTTTCCATTTGCTGCCCAAGCATTTGCATACTCAGTTTTAAACACCAATTTCCAAACTGTGTGCTTGCCAGTGTGATTAAATTTATAATCGCCCAGATCCTGATCTTCATACTTGCTGATGCCCAATACAATAGGCTGTGCTCTTAATCCAATCAACTGTAACAATACATTTAAGTTTTGTGCTTGATTATATCCTAACTTGTCAGGACTTCTTGGATCTGTGTTTTTACTGTCAGTGATATCAACAAGTGTGTATGCTGTATAATACACCAACCCATCTTCATCTTGTGTCATTTTTTATTATACTAATTTACGACCAATTGATCTACCAATTTGGAACCCAGCATAGCCTGCTGCGCCTAGTGCGGCTGCTTTTGCTATTGTTGCTGTTGTTTTACTTTTTGGTTGTTCTGCGTTGTTTGCGTTTCTAATTTCTAATTTTTTACTACGTGCTAGGTCAGATAAGAATCCAAATAGTTCACTTCTTCTAGCGTGTGTTCTATAAAACTGAAGTATACGTGTAACTACTAGTGCACGTTGTGTTTCATTTAGTTTTGGCCAGTCTTGTGCCAATCTTCTTACACTACGGTAACTACTATTTGTTACATATAACTTGCGTTCCATTTCTTGTAAAAACTGTCTTGCTTGACCTTGTGATAATTGATTGTATTTCATTTGGTTAAGATAGTTTTTAAGTCTTGTTTCTGGTACATTAATACGCTGTAGTAATGTATTGTCTGCACCGCCGCCTTTGATAGCGTCTGCGTCTTTGTTTGTAATAAAGTGCAGTGTCATATACAAGTCTGTACCGCTTTGTCTATAATTACGGAAGCCACCGTACATCATTGTTTTTGCAGCATACTTGATACTGATTGGTGCATAATCAAATTCATTATAAAGTATCCAAAGTGTCATTAGATCAATAAATGCATGATCCGCAAGTTCTCTAGCACTAACGCCATATACATTTTGGCGAGTACGATATTGGCTACTTTCATTTAAGTCTTTAACGAAGCTGAACTTGTTGGAAGATTCTGGTACAGTGTGACCACCTTCCATCATTGCCCATTCCGTTGCTGTATATTTCTTGTCCATATTGATATTTATTACTTTACTTTATTAAGGTTTGCTGCACTAAAACCACTACGGTTAACTAGTTTAGCATCGCCTGTACCAATAACGTAGCCTTCGCCGCCACGCTCGCCGTCTGTATATGCTTCTACATCTGCTTCTTGACTGTCTAATTGTTTAATTACATCGTTCTTTGCTTGCATGATACTTGTAACAAGTGCAAACAAATTTTGGAATGCAACTGGATCACTACTAATATGTTCTTTAATACGTTCCTGTTTAACGCCACTTACTTTACTACCAGTTAACCAGTCAACAAATTCATTTGCCAAGTTATCAAGGCTGCGTGTCTTTACTTTGTGGTTAACATAACTATAAAGAACATTTTTTAAATCTGTAATTTTAAGTGCTCTTAGTGTATTGTCATCCAATAGTTTGTCAATACTGTTGCCACTTTTGTTTAGTAGCGACTCTGCTTTAGCAAAAATATTTTTGTCTACTACTGGCGGCTGTTGTGCTGTAACTGGAGGCATTACAAGTAGTGCACCTTCATTTAGTGCATTTGCATCAGCTCTAGACTTGTTACCTTCTAAATCAAGATACATGTGGATAACAACACCAGCTTTACTACGTGCAATACGCTTACCAATATCACTATCTGCTTTTACACGATATACTACTAGGTTAGGTTTAAAAACAAAGTCACCATCTTCTACTTGTGGTGTATCATAGTAAAGCAAATCGCCCCACATATAACCACGGAAGTCTTTTGGCACACTGCTTTCAAAAACACTCCAACTGTTGGCCATGTTTGCTGCAAATGCTTTACGGCTATCATCTGGTGCTTCTTTACCACGGCTTAATAACATATTTTGTAATGCTTTGGCACTTTTTACCTTACCGTCATAACCCTTGGCACCAAAGCCACTTTTATCTGTAAGAATAAAATCACCACGTTCGTCTCTACCAAAAATAACTGCTGGTGAGCCGTCCCACTTTACAGTGATTGCTTTGGGATTGGATTGAATGTTTTCCAGTGTGTCCAGTGCCTTACGTGCACCTGCACTGCCACTAAACAACACCATATCCTCCAAGTGTTGGATACGTGCTTCAGCCTTTTCCATTATGGGCTTTTTGTTTTCAGTAATTAACTCACGAAATTTCATCTGGCATACCCATGTCTATTACTTGTTTGTTGTTTTTAAAATCATTAATAATTGCAGACGCTAGTTCTTTACTGTAATTTTTCTTAACAGCGGCCAGTAATGTTTCAAAACTGTACATATCCGCAGGACTGTCCAATTTTAGTTTTTTGGCAATTTCTGCATCATCATAAAATGGTCCATCAATTACTTCGTTTTTGTTTTGCTTTGTATAACCTTCGCCATTCTTTTTAGGAACAGGTGTACGTTTAACACGCACTAAACCATTTGAACTCCACATCCAACGTTCCATTTCCATTGGGCGTCCATCTTCAGTTTTCTCATCACTTGCAACTACATTTAATCTACCAGCAATGCTGGCAATCATAATGTTACGGAATGTACCTTTGTACTTGCTGTCTTTTTCATGTGGTGAGTGGTAATATGTTTTCATCCACTTAGGGTTACCAGGCATAAAGTCTACTTGAACGAACCCAGTACGTCCTTCAGGAACACCACGGTTTTCGCCAGTACGTGGATCAATCATCTCACGGTCAGGATCATAATTTTGAATTTTAATTTTTGTAATAAACACGCTTGTTTTTGAATAGTAAGAAATTAGTGGATGATTTTTTAATTTTTCGCCAAACTCTTCAAGTTTCTCTGGCGGAATATCAATTGCAACATCAATATCGCCACTAAATTGCTTCTTGCCAACACTACCTAGTGCTTGGCTATATAAGTCAACACCTAAATCTTTTGATAATGGTTCTAGTGTAGGTTTAATTTCGTCAATATGAATTGGACCTACACCTGGTGCACTTCCGCCTTCACGAAGATCGCGGCCACGATGACGTGGCTTGCGTTGTCCTCTATATTTTTTGTTAAGGGGATTAGTTCCCAGAATGTCCTTTACTTTCATTCGCTTTTTTAATGCCTCTTTTAAACTTCATTTCATCCTGGGTTCTGATACTGTTAATTAAACGCTTAACAAGGTCCTGACTGGTTTGCTCATCATACGTTTCCGTAATAAGTTTAATCAAGTTACTTGCACTGGTAATGACATTACTAGCGGTGTTTTCAACAATATATTTACGATCATGAGTGTCGCCAATGCTGTTGATCTCTTCAAGAATAGATCTAGTACGTCTTTTCATAGCATATCAACCCTTTTGTTAGTAGTATTTAGCGAATTTAGATAATTATTAGTGAAGGGGAATAAAACTGCAAAAAATAAAAAACTGTACATTATTGATAGACCCTGTGATGGATAAGAAGTGACGTTGACACAGGAGCACTGTGTAAGTGTAGACAATAATTACTATATAGCATGTTTTAATCCTGTAGTAAAGAGTGATGAAGAAATCTTATTCTGCACGTTTAAGAATACTTCGTAGCTTATCAGTGTTATTGACGGCCGTCTCAACCACACTGTTTGTCTGAGATACAATTCCAGCTTGGCTGGATTCACTTTGTTTCTTGAGCTTGTCATAAATGGCACTAGTTCCGCTATTCATATCCTCTAATTCATCATCATCCAAATCAGTAATACGCAAACTTTCAATATTAAATGCCAAGTCTAGTTTTTGGCCAACACCGCTACTACTACGTGTTTTCATAAACTGTATTTGCGCTCTACCACGTTCACGCATTGCACGACTTGTAAAGATACCTACAACATTATCAGCAGTGTTAATCTTACTAATACCACCACTGATATGACTGTGATCAAATTCTACTTCATCAACACTAGCACGGTTCAACTGCGATGCTGTAACAAACAAAATATTCTGCTCAATTGCAAAGTTGCGTAGTTCTTCACTTACATATTTGTCTTTAATAAACAAGTCGCTTGCACTGATCTTTTTACCTGCTGGAGACATCAAGTCCAAGTAGTCCACGCACATTGCATCAACTGTTACACCATGTTGGATCTGATACTCTTTTAAATATGCTTTCAAGTCATTTACGTTACATCCATTTGGCAATTGTACAACTTGTAGTTTACCTGCTTTTTTACTTGTCATACGCAGTTTAAGATCTACATCTTCCATATTCTTAAACAAGTCGCGAGTACTATATCCTGTTAGCATACTGTCCATACGCATACTACACAGCTCTTCACTAAGCTCGAGACTTACATAAACTACGTTCATACCAGCCAGTACCCAGTTTAGTGCGATGTTCTGCATAAACAAACTTTTACCAGATCCACTACCACCTGCAAAGATGTTTAGTTCGCCACGGTTAAATCCGCCATACAAAAACTTGTCAAAGGTTGTCCAACCAGTGCTAGTACCGCCTTTTTGCTCTTTAATAATTTGTAGTCTTGCTGCTGGATCACTCCAGTAGTCTGTACCCAAGTCTTTCGCAAGTCCAATTTGTACAGCATCTTTAATCATCTTTTCAACACTGCCAAACTCGCCTTTTTCCAGTTTGTCAGTACTTGCTAAGATTGCTTTTTCTAAACCCTTGTGTCTACAAAACTTTTCAAACTCATCTAAAAACCAATCTTGATGTGCTTGTGTGTTGTCACGCAAATCCTGTAGCTCTACATTACCCTTGACTTTCATCTGTTCAAGTGTAGGCATGTCGCCATATTTTTCAACATGCTCTTGCATAAACCGCACTGCATTACGTAGACTGCGATCAAAATAATCTGCATTTAAGATAGCGTTGCAGCGAACAAACAATTCTCTATCCGCTTGCAAAAACTCCAGATACAGTTTTTGTAATTCTTCGTTATAATCTTCTGCCATTAAATGACTTCACCTTTTAATTTTGCTTCTATATATTCATCATTTGTGTAATATTTTTCACCTAAAAAGCGTTCCGTTGTTGCTAAATCAACATATGTATATTCTATTATATACGATTTTAGCCAAACAATCGAGCCACTTTTCATCTTTGTTGGTACCCAAGCAAATTTATTTTCCAAACGTTTCTTTATTTCTGCATGTGCTGATATGTGCCTCAAATATTCTACCTCAAATAATGCTTCTTTTGCGGCGTGTGCATCATACCGTGGTGTATAACTTCTTCTCATTTACAGTAACCTTTTGCCATAACTTCTGCCTTGGTATTATTATCCACTGCAAACTTAATTATACTTTTTATAGTAAACAGTTTTCCATATGCTTGTACTGCATCATTTGCATCTTTAACCCCATCGTCCCAGGGCGGAAAACTAACCATCCAGTTACGTTTAATAGCCTGCCTAACCAAACGCATACTGGCTTTATCTGCATCAGGCAATAGTATAATACGCTTGCCTAATTTTTCAATAATTTTAGATTGGTCTAAACTCATGCTATTACTGCCAATAGCAACTCCACCAATACTTAGCGCATCTAACTGTCCTTCTGTCACAATAACAAAACGGTTTTCAGCATGTTGGTTATCTAATCCATAAACAAAGTTTTTAGGTTGTTGTACATAGTACTTGGGTGTTTCTTTATTTGGCACATCGCCAACCCAACGTGCAGTATACCCTACAACTTTTCCTTTGTAATAAAACGGAAGTATAACACGACTTTTAAAATGACTAAATGTACTGTATTTCCAGTCTGGATAATCCAGTAAACTTCTATCACTTAAAAACTCACATGCACTGACAAACTTGGGCAGTTCTTTTTCACTAAGTTCAGCAGTGTGTAAATCTTGTGTTTGAGCTGGCAGTGGTATTTCTGGCCAGTCAATTTTAACTTCTTTATCTTCCGTTTTCTTTTTAATAAGCAGTTCAGCAGTATCTCGCTCACGCATAAGTTCAATCTGCAAACGATGTATTTCACTACTATCTGCACCAAACACACCGTACAAACGCTTTAAACGCCCGCTGAGTTGCTTGCCTTCACTCCAGCCTGTACTATAGCCACAGTTAAAGCAGTTGTATCTGAACTTGTCTTCTTCAAAATAAAAACCACCACGCTTTTTTGTATCTGGTCTGCTTTGTCCATTCTGTACACACATAGGACAATTACCACTGGTCCAGCCTGTGCCAGTAGTTTTCCAATTAACGGGGATCAGATTTTTAGTGAACTCAAGGACCAAATGCATAACACCATATTAACGTCTATAGTGTATTTTGTCAACCCTTCCAACAGTTAAAGTGAATTTAAATCTAACGAACATAAACATACCATCTGTTTGGTATGCTTCTGTACCTGTCTTGTTTGCTACTTTAATTTCTTTGTTATATCCACAAACTTGCGGAACATCAAACCAATCTGCATCGCTTGTAGGATTAGGGCTCAGTGTACCTTGCATCTGTACTGTACCAGTAGCACCACCAGCATATGTAACACTGAATGTGTTAATACCGCCGCAGTTTGCTACGGTGCTTGCTGGACCTTCAAAAGGCTCTGTTACAATTGTGTATACACTTGTATTAGGTGTACCAGTAACAGTGTATGTCTGGATTGCACCAGTTGAATCAACACTGTCAACTTGTATGCGCAAATCGTTTACACCACGCACACCACCCAGTTGATCACCAGTAACAAGAATTACATCACCAACTTGATAGCCTGCACCTGCTGAAACAAATGTTATATCATATACAAAGTTAGCATTGATTACAAATGATACGCCTATACTAACATTAAAGACTGCACCACAGCCAGAACTAAGTCCCAGTGCTACATTTAAGTTAACGCCTACCATTAGACTAAAGGTAATATCTACACTGAGTGTTGCAGTTAGTGTAATTGACCAATAACTACTTGTAATACCCAGTGGGTAAACTGTATCGTCTGGATCTTGTAAACCAAGTGCATAGTCACTGTATGCTGACTGTGCATCCATATGCATAGGACCACAATCGTCTACAACTTCAGCAACATAGCAATAACGGTAGTTTGCGTCACTGTGAAGTGCATGTACACGGTTTAGTTCATCTTGCCAAGTTAGTAAGATATCATAAAACCCAGCACCCATGTTTGCAATATCACCTGGAGAAAGATGTAGTGTTGCAACACCGTTTTTGACATCCTGTACACGTAAATTCTTTTGTACTAATACGTGATGTCCGTCATGCTTCATTACAACTGCTTTGATTGTTTTATCGTGCAATTGTATTTTGCATCCGTTTACATCACGAATAAAAAATGTGATAACTGTATCAACACCCTTTAAGATTTTAAAAGGCTTGTAATTGCTTGGTTGATTCCTTGTAGTGCCTGTACGTTTGCCAAGTACTACGTCACCACGCTGACTGTAAATATATCCGGTACCTTGTGTCATGTTTTTTGTTCTCCTACTGTATTTATTAGAAGATAAGTAATATTATGGCGATACCAGAAAAATATAAATTACTTTTAGATAATTTTCCGTTTTTAACTTTAACTACATATGGAAACAATGAGTATGTTGGTATAATTCAAAACCAAGATGCAAATGTAATAAGCATGTATCTATATGAATTAATTAAAGATCCAGAACACAAAAAACTATTCTTAGAATTAGGTAATGAATGGTGGTGGGAAACTAATAGACAACTTCCTATTAATATAGTAATGGGAGGGAGATTTAAAGTCTTTCAAAACTGCTTACAATCATTTACCAGTAAGGATTTTGAAATTGTGCAAGGGCCTAGTGTATGTTTAAGAGATATTATGCAAAAAAGAGTTAAAAGAAAAAACGTACAATTAGTAAGAAAATCTACTTAAAGATATTATCTATAACACGAATTTCATCATAATATTCACGCTCTACAAATAACAGTAGAGCGGCTGTCCTATTACCTACACTGGTATTGGGCATTGCACTGTGTAACACTCTTGGGTGCCACATTAGCATTTCACCTGGCTTGAGTTCAGGTTGTTCATTATGAGCTATAAAGTAATCGTTATACTCGCCACGATAGCAACGTTTAATATCCCACTGTGTATGATGGCTACCAGGAACAAATGCAGTGCCGCCACTTTCCCTAGTAAATGAGGTAAGCGGAATCAAACACTGTACACCAAGTAAACGTTCTTCTTCACTAAAACTTTCAAATCTATATGGCGTGTCAATATGCGGACGCACACCCTGGTGTCTGTTTGTAGTTACAACTAAATCACTGTGATACAATACAGGATTGTCCAGTAGTCTACTGATGTGTGGCATGTAAAATTTAACAGCATCGTCAACAAAATCTAGATTGGTTAAATCCTGACTCCACCAGTTTGCCCAGTTTATGTGTGTTTTAGGCTTTGCAATATAATTACCCAGATTATCATGTCCACGGTCTGCTTCCATATGAAGCTGACTCCAGTTTAAAAAATTTAAACACCAAGTGTGTGACATGGATTCTGTTAGTTTAACAAATCCTTTATCATGGAATTCGTCTATACTAAAACTCATGCAACAGACTCACATAACAAATTCATCTGTACAACTACTGCAACTGCATAGGCAATAGCATGTGCTTTTTTAAAGTAGTATGCATCGTCTGCAGGTTTAGTCCATACATCTTTCATTACTACATCCCAGGACTTTCCAAGCAGATGTCTTTTTGCAGGTCGGATAATTGCTAATACCGCTGCTAATTGCTCTACTGTTTTAGGCTGCATACGCTTGAGCACTTCACTGTGTTCACTTACGTGGAATAAATTGTCTGTAAACTCAGTGTGTGTTAACAACTCCCACATGGGCTCAGTGTTCATAAGTTTATCTAAATGCTCTGGACTTTCAATGTCTTTATACAACCCAACATTAAGTATATCAATTTTAAAAAAGCCCTGTTGCTCTGCTAGTTTATGATCAATAGTTGCCAATCCAGTAAACGGATCACTAGGCATGTCATGAAAGTAAACACCAGTATTGTGCTTTACTCGCTTCTTATCACGTTGGATCATTGCTGGTACATTAGGGAAAAGTTTTAATACTTTTGTACGGTCAGCAGTGTCAATATCAATATCTGTTGCTGGTATCATCCAATTGTCTCATTTATAAATTTTACATCTTGTGGAAATAGTTTTGTTTTACGTACCCAAAATGCTGGGTCCAGTGTGTTTGCAATCTGCTGTAACATTTCACTTGGTATACTATCCAAAAATACCTGTGCTCTGTCACTACTATATATTATCCAAGGACTCACTTTGCCCATTGCAATATGGTTTACAATAACATGCGCTGGCGCTTTGTCAAAGTAATCGCTCCAGTGTAGCCCTTTATCAGATGCCCAACTGTCTGCTGTTAATATAAAACGCTCCAGTGCACGATCTGCTGTTTCTGTTTTGCTGTGCTCTGCCAGGTATTTGTTATACTTGCTGTCTTTACACCAGTCTTCCAGTCTTGTTTTGTTTAGTGTTAACCACTTGATATAGTTTTCTGGATTAACTGCACGAATGTCCAGTACATATCTACCAAACTTTACAAATGCATTATAATACTGACTACTGCTAAATTGCTCATACGTTTTGTCTTTTTTACTGCCCATGGCAAGTTTATACCAATAGTTATATGCATTATAGCCTGCTACCACATGCTTCTCGTTACGGCTAAGAGCTCTACGCTTGGGCTCACACATGTGTACTGCAAGACTGTTTTCACGCTTGAAGCTCTTTTTGCAATACTCACATGTGTACATTACTTAAACAGATCCTTGATTTGTTTATCTGTCATTCCTGTTTCTTCAGCCAGTGCTTTTAATTCTTTTTTATCACTTTGCAATAAGATGTCTAGTTCATCTTCATTTAATCCAGGATATAATTCCAGCAACCATTCTGCCACTTTATTCTTTTTTTGTCTTTTTCCTGGTGCTATCCAAGGATGATACTGCGTTTTACCAATACCCACTATTTGCAATAGTCGATGTTGTAGTTGTGGATGATGTCTCAATACATTAAAGTGTACATTAACCAGTGCATTTGTCATTGTCAAATAGTGATCACGGATCTCATCATGATTAGTATCACATGCACTGGTATATCGCATCAGTACCCAGGGACTGATCTTTTTTTGTTCTTCTTCTGTTAGCGTATCCCACCAGCCCATATCACGCTGATCAATCGCTCGCATTTCTTCTTTAATTGTTAGTTTATTGCTCATAATTTATAATATTACCATAAGTGATATGTGTCAAGAACATCAGGTACTTTACTTGTTTCTTTTACAAAGTATGCACACTGTGCTCCTTCTTCATTACTTAGTGGAACAGCCAACAAGTGTCCATATTTTAATTTAGGAAAATGCCACTTGACATCATTATACACATTTGTAATTTCCACTGGCTGAAACTTGGGCAAGAACCCAGTAATAGGATTAAATGTAAATGCATGGAAGCCACGATCATTTAGTCCTGTAATGGGTACTACTTCTGGTTCGCCTACATCTGGCTCACATATAATTAAACTCCAGTCCAGTGGCATCTTAACTGTGTTTTCACCTATTTTTAAGATTGCTGCTGGCGCATTAAAAATTTCCAAGAATACTAGTGGCACAAAGAAGTAATCTGCATCATGCTTATTACTGTAATCTAGTACACAGTAACGTATATCATCTATTTCATCTGGAACAAAGTCTAGCTCATATGTCTGGTTTTCTACTGTTAATACTTTCATTTTCTATAATCTACTTTAGTTATAGTATACGGATATTCTGCCTCTTTATAGAACTTCTTACGCTCACGCAGGTGCCGTTTACTGAATTTAGCAGTGCTTGCAATATCCCAAATTTGCACACTGTCTTTATCTTTTGCTTTACGTATGCCACGTCCAATACTCTGGATAACACGCACAAAGCTCTTGCCTGGTTCTACCAGTACAAGATTAAAAATTCTGGGAATGTTAATGCCTACAGCCGCCACGCCATAAGTTGCAATGATGATTTTATTATCAGCACTGCTGACTTCATCATATTCATCTTTGCGGTCTTTACTTTTCATAGCACCGCTAATAAACACAGTTTCCTCAGGCAATCTTTCCATTAGCCCGTGCCCTGCGCTTAATCTGTCAACCAATACAAGAGTATTTCCATCAACTGCTAACCCTTTAACCAACTTGGCCATGTAGTCCAGTCGTTGTTTGTCAGTAGTCAAGTACTTTAGCTCTTCTTGATAATTACTGTATTCCGCAGTGTCTTGCATCTGAAGCACGTTTACTTCACACTGTGCAAGTACACCCATGTCTTGTAACTCACTTGCGGCTAGTTTGTTTACAACCTGCCCCAGTGTAATTGTTAGTCCTATCTTGTCTGCATCGTCTTTGGGGATAGTACCAGTTAGTCCCCAACGGATAGGAACACGAGCAAATGCTCCTGTTAATAGTTTCTTTAAGACGTCTGCTTTTGCTTGGTGTACCTCGTCAACAATAACACACTGTACATCTTGTGCAAAGTCCACAATACTCAAGTCGCTCTTGCCATCACGGAATTGTTTCTCCATGCTGTTTAAACTTTGCCATGTACAAATAGTATGTGTTTTGCCATACTCTTTACGGTCACCAAAATACACACCAACATCCAAACCCAAGTTGATGTAATCTGCTTCTGTTTGTACAACCAAGTCCTTGTTGGGTACGATTACAATACTGCGCCCATATGGCTCAATAAGGTTACTTAGTGCGGCTGTAATCAGTGTCTTACCAGCACCAGTTGCAATCTCTTGCAAACATTGTGGATTGGCTAAAAACTGATTGATAATCTCTACTTGATAGTCACGCAGTACAACAGGCTCACCTGCCGCTGGGTGCTTTTCAGGCCATAGTTTATCACTAAAATGTTCTGCTGTAATCTGTGGAAAATCCAAGTTAATTGGTGTGCGTAAATCTTCTATATCAACCTGATAGTTTTCCTGTAACAGGATTGGAAGTATTTCTTCCAATAGATTAATGTATGTACTACCACCCACGTTAAAGTAATTGACCTTGCCATCCCAACGACCCAGTTTATATGCAGGCACATGATAGGCATAAGGCAACATAAAGCTGAACTTGTTTACTAGTTTGCGTCTAGTATCCAGGTCCAAACCTTCTATTTTACAATTTACTTCATCTTTTAAAATAATTTTTGCCATACTAGTAATATAATGATTTCCATTTAGATTGTCAAGAATAAAGCGGGGGAACTGTTTCCAGTCCCCCCTATTAATTGGTTAGCTAGGAGTGAGAGTGACGTAGACAGAGGAGACGCCAACCAATTAAATTCGTTTCATACATGTTGATTCTGCATATGCTTTCCAACGATCCTTATTCATCTTTTTAAGGTCCGCAATTTTGGTAACCATACGCAAGCTCAGTTCACGTAGTCGATTCTTATTTTCGTAAATAAAGTCCAGCAACTCCTTTTGCTCGGCTTTATCAAAACCGTATTCATCTAACATGCCATCGGCTACAATTTGTTTACAGCGCAAGAACTTTTCACGCATTGTATCCATGGTCAAGTCCAAGTAGTGACAGCGGCTAAGGATAGCATCCAAGTGATCTGCAATCTTGCCACGTGCCTTTTCAAATTTAAGGTTAGTAATAAAAATTACACTGCCTTTAAACTCGAAACGATCTGGAATACCTTCATGACTCAGTACACGGCTTTCTGACTTCCAGCTAATGTTGCGTTTCTTACCACTGTCCAATGCTGCTTTGAGCAAGTTAAGTGATGTTTCGTCATAAAGCACACTGTCACAATCGTCTAGTACCAGTACACTACCGCGGTCTGCATACTCAAACAACAGTTTATATAAACCAATTGCTGATGCAGCACCTTTTTCCATTCCGTAACGTTGAGGAGCATTTGTAATTTTTGCAGCAACAGCCGCTTCATCTAATACTCGTTCAACACCGAAACTTTTACCTACACCTGGAGGGCCCGTTACTACCATGCCACGTACAACACCGTCAATACTTGCGTTTGTCATATCGTCCAGGATCTCAAAACGTTCACGTAAACGTGCAATAATCTGTTCATCTGTTTCTACTTTACTACCTGGTGCACCAATTGGTGTCTCCTCAGATACTGTTTCAAAACTATTAATATCTTCTACTTTAACTCGAATCTTGCGATCCGGTAGTCCGGCTACGTCCTTGCCGCATACTGTAATAAAGCCGCCTTTTTTGCCAAGTTTAAAACCTTTTTCAAGTTTTACAACAGTATTCTTGATCTCTGTTGCTCCGTATTGGCCTTTTAAAATACGTACTTTCTCCATTTTACACTCCTGTGTTTTTGTCTCTCTACAGTATTAAGATAGCACATCTAGAAGATAAGTCAACCTTTTTTTTTCACTTTTTTTCTATTTTTACACGATTTAATACAGTTTCTTTACAGTTGCTAAACTTGCTGATGCTTTGCTCTTTTACAAAACCAGTAACACGCATGCTTTTGCCTACAATAAGATTACTGATATCTGGATCCTTGCTCCAGAAGAACTTAATCAAGTTCTGATCAGATTCAACAGCCGTTACCAAATGGATGCCGTATTTTGCGATATATTTCACATCTTTAATAAACAATGAGAACGCACCACGGCTACCTACTTTACCAACATACTCGCTAGACTGTCGCATGTCTTCATAAAAGTCATCCATGTCGTCACGCTGTTTCTGAATACGCATACTGTTAGGCAAACTCGCCAGTACGCTAATGCCGTAGTTGTCTACTTCTGTTTTATTAAGAATATTACCCACTGTATCTTCAAAACCATTAAAGTTGCCAGTGAGCTTTTTCATAACAATAACACTGTCAAAATATGTTTTAAGCTCTTCAGCCTTTTCCATATGTTTGCTAGTTACTGTAACATCAATGTCTTCTGCCTCTTTAACATCATTAATAATGTAACGGATAGCAGTCTT